CACTAAGCCTTTTATGTGGGGCAATGAGTGGTTAGTTAAGGAACTTGATGAAGTTGTTCTTTGTTATAGATCTGAGCCTAAAGAAGACTGGCAAGACTCACTAGAACAACGCCCAAAAGGAGCCAGCCATGAGTGAGTTTAAAGCGGGTGAACAAGTCAAATACAAGTTTAAGAATGGCGTAGCAACCTTTGTTTATTACGGGGCAATTTCACCTAGAAACAGCTTTATTAAATTTGCTGGCGATAAGGATAACACTATGGTTCTTAGTCATCACTTGACGCGCATTGACAACGATATGGGTGACGACTTCCCCATAGAAAACCACATCAGCCCACATTGCCAATCGAGGGATGTTTGAGATGGATAAGTGTAGAGAAGAGTTTGAAAAGCAAAGGTACTGGGTTGGATTATTCAGAACAGGTGTTGATTTTGATGTGACTCTTGGTGAATTCGGAAGATACATTTCAAATGGAACAAAAAGTACTGATGCAATGGATTTGGAGTCATTTAACGAAAAATGGGAAGCATGGGCAAACTGCTGGCAGCACCAGCAAGCGAAAGTGGAGGAGCTTAAAGCATCTCATCACGGTGAAGTGATTGGTCATGAAGTTCACTTTAAAAAGATCAAGCAAGAGCGAAACGAACTGCAAACCTTATACACCCAACAAGGCATAAACATGCTGAAGATGCAAAAGCGGGTGCAATTCCTTGAGCAAGAATTAGGTGCATGGAAAGGGAAATCTATTGCAGCGATGATAAATGGCATGTGTAAACAATGTGGCAAAGAGCCATGGCAGGCAATAGTTTCTGATAAAGAGGGCTATGCACTTCTACATTGCTTTGGGTGTGGCGCAAACAAGTATGAATTGGTTGGAGAGCAAGCGCTCAAGGGGGAAGGATGATTTTTATCGAGTTTAGACTTTGCTTGCCTTGGGTTTATGTTCGACATGAGTTTGGGCATGAATCTTTCGACAAGATGATTCGCATAGATATGGGATTCTGCACAATATTCATCACCAAGAACAGTAGCCGATTGACTAAAAACTTAGAGCATTTTTTACATGGTGTTGGGGCAGAACAATTGCCTCAATACCGCACTCAGATTAAAGCAATCAAGTCAAAAGCAAGAGTTCAGGCTGCTAAAGATAAAGAACAGTGCATAGAGCGCCTGATTGCTGACAATCAAAGACTTGTCACTCAGTACAGTGAGTTAAATCAAAAGCTTTCTAGCTATAAAAACCTAGCTTATGCAGTTCGCAATATTAAAGATGTTGATATTGAGGAGCTAACCAAATGACCACATTCAAAGAGGCTCAAAGGGTCCAGTCACAAAAGGCAGCTCGTTCTAAGCGATTTAATCGAGTGCCTACAGAAGATCAAGAACAGATGACGCTCATGAGTTGGGCGCATCGTGTGAAGTATGGTTCAGGTCGTTTGAGTGATTACTTATTCCATATTCCTAATGGTGGCTCAAGAAACATCCTTGAAGCTGCAAAGTTTAAGAAGTTGGGCGTGAAGGCTGGTGTTCCAGACCTTCAGCTTATCGTTCCAAATGGTGAGATACACGGGCTTTGGATTGAATTGAAGTCAAAGAAAGGGAAGTTGCAACCAAGTCAGAGACTTATGATCCAGCGCTTAGAAGAACAGGGTTACATGTGCAAAGTCTGCTTTGGTGCAGATGAAGCCATAGATGAAATTAAAAAGTATTTGATGATTTGAGGTGGCGTGATGGGATTGGTGAAGGTTTGGGATAAAGAAATTAAAGGCAAGCTGTATGCAGTTGGAGATATTCACGGCTGCTACAACTTGTTGACGAATCGCCTCAAGGAAATTGGCTTTGACTTTGATAATGATCTTCTTGTTGCTGTTGGTGATCTTGTTGATCGCGGTGCGCAGAATCTTGAATGTATCGAGTTGCTTTCTAAGCCATGGTTCACGTCGGTTCGTGGTAATCACGAGGACCTCTGCATTGGTGGTCTGCATGACCAGTCATACAAGCGTTGCCACATAGACAATGGTGGTGAATGGTTTTACATGCTTGATGGGCAAGCTATGTACAACATTGCAAAAGTATTCTCTGAACTACCAATTGTTTTAGAGATAAACCACAAAGGCAAGAAGTTCGGAATTGTGCATGGGCATATTGAACAGAACGACTGGGAGGAGTTTAAAGACTCGTTTGGTCAGCCATCTAAAAACCGCGCTCCATCAGATTTAGCTATGTGGGGTCGTGAACGCCTTGATACTGATAATCAACAATACACACATGTTACAGGTGTGGATGCAGTGATTATGGGGCATACAGTAACTCAAAAACCATGTAAGCGTGATAACTGCTATTGGATTGATACCGGTGCAGTTCATTGGGGAACTATAACAATCTTAGATTTAGAAACTATTTGAGGGGGACGGTATGAAATCAAAGGTAGATGTAGATGCATTAAAGCTCACACTCCAATGGCAAGGATTCTTTCTAAAGGGATGGTTTGAAGATCATTGGTGTGACCTCAAGGACTATGCAGAAGCTTCTTTAAAGCTGCTTCTAATCATCCTGAGAATTTTATTTTCTCCCCTTCTCATTATTTATGTCATTTGGCAGACCAGAAAAATGTATGAACAGATAGCGAGCGGAGAAGCCAACAGAGAAAAAGTCAGAAATCACATCAAGAAATACGGCAAGTAAGGGGAAAGAGATGAATGCGGCAGTAAATCACATTATGCAAACAACGGACTGGACTAAATACAGTCTCGAAGAATGGCTTTATCAATTTGGGGCTTGGATGTACTCAAATTCTGGAACGTGTGGAAAGAGCATAAACCCGATTGCTGTCGCTATGGATCAGGCTGCTAAGAAACGCAAGCAGGAGGTGAAAGGTAAAGAGCAGATCATGGCAGATTGGCTATGTTCTGATGATTTAATCATTCCTAAGGGGCGTGGGCGTATAACATGTGAAATTACAGATAATGAAGCGCGTGCAGTTCAGCGTCTTATCTTGGACATGCAAGGGCAGTCTGAAATCCTTGATGAGTGGCTTGATGCTGTAATCAAAAGATACTTCTATAACAACTCTTGGTCAGAAATGGTTGTAACTCAAATGAATCCAGTTGGAGATATGGTTGTTGTCTATTCTCAAAATGATGCTAGAGCAGATGTTAAATGTGGTTTAGCTGCAATTCACTGCCGTTATAGTTTTATTAAATACAAATAGGTATAGAACTTGACCTTGTACAAGGCATGTGGCATATTTATGTTAGAGTGGTGCGAAGTGTAAGTAAGGTGCCACTAGGTGATGGATTCTTACAGCGTCTTTCGCCGATCGAGATTAAATATGCCCTAGAGTGAAATAGTCTGTAAGCCTCAAGGGTTCTCACCAATTTTAAAAGCTCATCATCCGATGGGCTTTTTGCTTTTATGCCCTACGAGCTTAGAACATTGGATTCCGATGTGCTGGACTGGATTTCTAGTCGATGCTTAAACGTAGGGCTATTTTTTTGGAGGTTCACATGCTCCGAATCATTAAGCAGATCTTTTGCATACATGTTTGGGAATATGAGTTGGATTATAACGAAGACCGAATCAAAGAATGCAGAAAGTGTGGAAAGATAAAATATAATTAACTATTGAGAATTCAAATACTTATTTGCAATTATGTATGTTTTGTAGTCTACTGAGCATGTCTTAATCTTTGAGAGAAAATGCTTGTGTTTGGCTATATTGAAACTTTAGACGTGATTGACTCTAATGGTGATAAGTCTCAATTAGAGAAGTGTAGAATCGATTCAAATGAGGCAGTCTACACTCAAGGTGATCTGGAAGGCTTACATATTGGCAACATGCTCATTAGAACTTATTCAGATGGGTTTACTGAGCGATTCAAAATTATAGGCATATCTGGACCAACACTAATACCTGGTGTTAAGAAGATTGAAGTTGTAGAAGTGTAATTAAAAGCCCCGCCAAGTGCGGGGTTTTCTTTTTGGGGTGTTTATGTTCCAAGTCTTACAAGATATGAAACACCTCATGACAGGTGTTTTTGTTGAGAAAGCAATTAAACCATTAGGACAAAAACCAAGACACAGACGAAAGATTGAAGCTCGAAAGAAGCAAATAAAAGAATTCAGAACCAGTGAAAGTGCAATTAAATGTGAATTCGCACGTGAAAGGATTTATAAAAAGTGGGGATGGTGGTAATGGACACAATCGAAGCGAAGAAGAATTTAGAAATCTATAAACGTAATCTTAGCCGGTTAGAAAACTATAACCATTTATTCAGCAGCCATACGTTTAAGACTGAATGTCAGCGTGAAGTAAATACTCTCAGAACCAGAATAGAGAATCTAGAAAATGCGTTCGACAAAGAGGCTAAACGAAATAAGAGCGTTACCATGCGTTAGATGTGGTAGAACACCAGTAGACGCAGCTCATAGTAATCAAGGCGCTCATAATAAAGGCATGGGATTGAAGGCTTGTGACTCAAAAACAATCCCGCTTTGCAGGCAACACCATATTGAATACGACCAGCTCCTAACAATGACACGAGAACAAGCAGTTATTTGGTTCGACAAGATGTTAGAAAAAACAGAGCGGATGCTTAATTTAAATAACAATGAAGAGGTTTTCTGATGGGAACTAAAGCAACAAAATCTAAGATGATTGAACGAGCATTCGAGTTTGCAGAAAAGGTTATTGCCGAAAACCAATGCATTATCAATCACACTAATATTCCAGAAGTCAGTGCGCGTGCTGCTGACCTGGTTGAATTGGCCAAATCATTTAAGCTTTTACTTTCAGATACACATGAAGATTTAATTAAGCTTGAAAACTACGGCAATGATGATTATCGTGGTTAAACACCACATCTCGAGACTAACGTGAAAGACATCTACCTTTAATTATGGATAGATAAGTCTTAAGTCCTGAAATGCAGAGCCTGTCAGAAATGACGGGCTTTTTTTGTGAGAATTAAAATGGAAAACCAACATCGTAAAATCAAAGGCTATCGTGAACTTTCTCAAGAAGAAGTTGACCTAATGAATCGCATCAAAGAAAAAGGTGCAGAACTACTTACACTTCAGGCTGAATTGGCAAACCGCTTAAACACAGATTTAGAAGTTAAACAAGCAGCAGCTAAACGCGCCCAGTTAGCTCCAAATGACTTTGCAAGTGCTGAATGGCAAGAATATGAACGTTTCAAAGACGCTGAGCCTTTGCGTTGGGCTGCTATTGGGAAAACTGACATTCAGACAGGCATCATGGCTCTAGTTCGTGCGGTAGCTCAGCCAACAGGTTGTTAAGCCACCCTTGGGTGGTTTTTTATTGAGGTGGGTATGAAACACATAGTTGAATTTACACATTATGGCTGGTTTGGTATCTGCCCAGTAATGTTTTCAGAACTTGAAAGTGGTTCACCAATTATTGAGCCACGATTTAAACTTGTTTGGCTCATGATGTTGAGTGAGTTTCTAATTGATCTCTACATCAACTTCAAAGTTCAGCGTGATGCTGAATATGAGCCGATGTATCCAATGTTAATTAAAGGCGAGTACAAGAAGCCTAAACGCGTTGAGTTTGAAATTAAAGAATAGGTGAAGCAATGGAATTCCGACAAGTTGTTAAGAACCATTGCGACATTGCACCAGTAACTAACTTTCTTAATGTGAATCATGCAAAGGCTGCGAGTGAAGGGAAGCCGTTAGTTGTATTGATCGCACCTCAAGAGAAAGACAGATCAAAAGCTCAAAACCGTTTGTACTGGATGTGGCTTAATCAGTGGGCTAAGAAGCAGGGAACGGATAAAGACTATGAACATCTGTTCTTTAAAAAGAACTTCTTAGCAAAAATCTATGATCGAGATGACGTTGGCCAATACAAGAAAACATTCAAGGCTGTTAGAGAATTAAAGGATTCTAAGCATCCACTCTACCAAGATGTAGCAAATGGTCTATGTGAGCTAATGAGCACTACAGATGCAAGCACAGCTCAATTCACTGAATACCTAAACGACATTCATGCCTTCTGCAATAAACAAGGGTGTTATTTGGAAACGCCTGATGATCTTAAGTATGTGCTTGAATAATTGCCAATTTCATATTATTAATGTCTCTCACTTTATAAAATGAGAAACTAATAAATGACAATGAATCCTAGAGAAGCTGAAGCTGTAATTGAATGTGAAAAAATTAAAGGGAAGGCAGCAATTGCTGTGGCAATACTAAGCAATTGTGGTGGCCAAGGTGTTATGGATTTAAGCGAGTTAAGTAGAGATAATTTACTTAATTATATTAAAGAGGTTCAAGCAACCTTAGATGAAGAATAATACAAACCGCCCAAGTGGCGGTTTTTTAATGGGTGAGATTTATGGCGGAGTTAAAACTAACTCCGAAGCAAGAGAACTTTTGCCAATTGTTTATCGAATTGGGGAACGCTTCGGAGGCGTATCGACAAGCCTACGATGCGGATTCAATGAATGAAAACACGGTCAACCGTGAGGCTAAAAGATTACTTGAGAACCCCAAGATTACCACAAGGCTTGAGCTAATTAGAAAGGAACATCAAACCCGCCATAATTTGACTGTAGACGACTTGCTTCAAGAATTAGAGGAAGCACGTAAAGCAGCTTTTGAAGGAGAGCGGGTTCAGGTGTCTGCGGCAGTTGCCGCAACAATGGGTAAAGCTAAGTTGCTAGGATTGGATAAGGTGAGTGAACTTCAAGTGAAGAAACAAGAGCTTGAAATAGCGAAACTCCAAAAAGAACTTAATCCAGAAGAAGATGAAGATGTAACCCCAGTGCAGGTGACTATTCATGTTGTAGATGCGAGTAAAAAAGATGCCGAACATCAATCCAACACTGAATGTGCCTCAGGCTAACTTTCTCCAATTGCCAAATAAATTTAGAGCGTTCGTTGCCGGGTTTGGTTCAGGTAAAACATGGGTAGGTTGTTCAAGTCTTTGTGATAAATCTTGGTCATTTCCAAAGGTGCCGTTGGGTTACTTCGCTCCAACGTATCCGCAGATCCGTGACATCTTCTTTCCCACTATTGATGAAGTTGCTTTCGATTGGGGATTAAAGACAAAGATCTATGAATCAAATAAAGAAGTGGATCTTTATTATGGACGTCAGTATCGAAGCACAATTATTTGCCGATCAATGGAAAAGCCCAACACTATTGTAGGTTTTAAAATTGGTCATGCTCTGATTGATGAGCTTGATGTGATGACAAAGGTCAAGGCTCAACAAGCTTGGCGCAAGATCATTGCTCGTATGCGTTATAAACAAGCTGGTTTGTTGAACGGTATTGATGTTGCAACAACGCCAGAGGGTTTTAAGTTCACTCATGAACAGTTTGTTAAGGAAGCAAACCTAAGTGATGCTAAACGTGCTCTATATGGAATGATTCAGGCATCTACTTATGACAATGAAGCCAATCTCCCTGATGACTACATTGCATCATTGTTTGAGTCTTACCCACCTCAATTGATTTCAGCCTACTTAAAAGGGCAGTTTGTTAATTTAACGAGCGGAGCAGTTTATCCAGACTTCGACCGGACCTTAAACCATACAGATGAAGAAATTAGACCTAATGAGGCTTTGCTCATTGGTATGGACTTTAACGTCTTAAAGATGGCTGCTGTTGTTTATGTGATTCGAGATGGCAAGCCAAGAGCTTTAGATGAGTTGGTCGGTGTGCGAGATACGCCAACAATGGCCGATCTATTAATTGAAAAGTTCCCAAACCATGAGATGACAATTATCCCTGATGCGGCAGGCCAAGCTACTTCATCGAAAAAGAGTAGCGAATCCGATCATGCAATCTTGAGACAGAAAGGTTTAAGGGTCGAAGTCAATTCAACAAACCCGAACATTAAAGACCGAATTAATGCAGTAAATGCTTTGATCTTAAATGGCAATGGTGAGCGAACACTCTTAGTCAATACAAATAAATGTCCAAGACTCACAGAAACTTTTGAGCAGCAAGTTTATGACGATTTTGGAATGCCAGATAAGAAATCAGGCTTGGACCATGTGGGAGATGCTGGCGGATATCCTCTTGCTAAACGCTTCCCAATTATTCGTCCTGCAAGATCACTAGATATAGGAATGGTTTACTAATGCCAGTTAATACTGAACATCAAGCTTATGCAGACATGAAAAAGCGTTGGGAAACTATCGACGATGTCTGTGATGGTTCTGCCACGGTTAAGAAGCGTGGCGAACTTTATTTACCAAAACCCAATGTATCATCTGATTTAACGCAGAATGATCAATATTATTTGGCTTACTTAACCCGTGCTGTGTTCTATGAGATTTCTAAGGACACATTAAACAAGATGGTGGGCGTGGTATTTGCTGAGGACCCAACGTTCGAACCGGATGGAATGGATTTTCTTAAATACGATGCAGATGGTACAGGTAAGTCAATTTACCAAGTTGCACAATCTGCCTTGCAAGGTCAGCTTAAACATGCACGTGGTGGTTTATTTGTTGATTATCCAACTACTAATGGAAATGTGTCTGTACAGCAGGCAGAGAGCTTAGGTATTCGACCAACAATCGTATTTTATGAGTCGTTGAGCATTATCAATTGGAGCCTAAAGCGAGTCGGATCAGTCTATAAGCCTGAACTTATTGTCTTGCATGAGAAGTCCACGGTAAAAGATCCAGAAGACGAATTCTCTAAGAAAGAAATTAATATTTATCGCGTACTTCGTCTTGATGCAAACAATGAATATTACGTTCAGGTTTATACTGATAAGTCAGGGGAGTTGCAGGGCGGTGATATTCTCTATCCAACAAATTCATTAAACCAAAGATGGAATGAAATCCCTTTTATTCCTTTGGGGTCTTTGGCTAATGATTGGAATATTGATCCTATCCCATTAGAACCGATTGTCACGATGAACTTGGCCCACTATCAGAACAGCGCAAGCTATGAAGAGATGGTTTTCATTTGTGGTCAAGCCCAACCAGTTATTAATGAACTTGATGAAGGTTGGCGCGACTGGTTGCAGAAAAATGGTGTTCGCTTAGGTTCTAAGAATCCTTTAATGCTTCCGAAAGGCTCATCATTTGACTACAAGCAAGTCACTGAAAGCACCTTAGCAAAACAGGCTATGGATGCTAAAGAAAAGTACATGCAGGCGATGGGAGCAAAGATTCTTGAGACCGAGCAGGTCAACAAGACAGCTACCCAATCAAATAATGAAAAGCTTGCCCAGTACAGTGTCCTTTCTTTGTGTGTAGCAAATACCAATGAGGCGATGGAATATGCGCTTAAATGGTGTGCGGCATACTACGGAAGTGGATCTAAGGCGAAACTCACCATTAAGCAAGACTTCGCCAAAGGCAAGATTGACCTTGATACGCTTAAATTCTATTGGGAAATGGTACTTGCTAATCGAATGAGTATGGAAACATTCCATGAGTTGCTTACAACTGGGAAAGTGCCAGAAATTAGCTTTGAAGATGAGCAAACACGCATCGAAAGCGAGTCAGTCAATAGACCTATGGTGGTTTAAATCGCAGGAGTGACAAATGAATGTCCAGTTGTCACAACAAGCTCTACTTGATGCCCTGGTATCACATCAGGCCTATCTTTATCGGCTCTCTTCAACTGAAATCAATAATCTCCTAACACAATTTGATTCGCTCTCTAGTGAGATGCTTTCAAAGTTAAGAGATTTGTTAGATGACTTGAGTGACGCTGAAAAGACTGCATTGATGGCAGGACAATACACAACACCAGCATTAAAAGAAGTAAGGACATTAGTTCAGACTTGGCAGGCAAGTGTAGCGTCAGGATTGCTTGAGAGCTTCACTGTAAGCGCTACTGCATTAGCGGTGTATGAAGCTACATATCAGGCTAAAACCCTCGCTAATCGCAAAATAGAACCAAATGGAAAGACACTATTCAACAAGGCAAAGAAAACGCCTTTAAGCGGTGGTGTGCTACTTGATTACCTATTCGAGAAGATTGCAGACGATACAAAAGTACGAGTAGAGCAAACAATTCGAGATGGTCTATCTCGGGGTCAGACAAACCAGCAGATTGTTCAGCGAATTAAAGGCAAGAAGGCTCTTAATTACCAAGACGGTTTGCTTGATCAGAGTAGAAACCAGATTTCTACAATGGTACGAACTGCTCGAAGTCATGTGTCCAATGTTGCTCTGAATGAAACATATCAGATCATCGGTGTTGAATATGTAAAGTTCATCGCAACACTAGATAGCCGCACTTCTAAAATCTGCATGGGTTATTCAGACAAGGTTTATAAGAAAGATGAACCTCATCCTGTGCCACCACTTCACCCCAACTGTAGATCGATTCTAATTCCCGTCTCTGATGATTCAGGAAAAACAATTGGGATGCGTCCATTTAACAATAAAGTGAATGGTGAAGGTGAAATAGGCGTTGTTGATTCAAATACAACTTTCAAAGGTTGGTTTGATAAACAAGATGCAGCTTTTCAAAAGTCTTGGCTTGGGCCGACAAGATACAAACTATTCAAAGAGGGTAAGTATTCTCTAGATAAGTTTGTAGATCCGCTAACAGGTCAGCCATTCACACTTGCTGAACTCAAAAAGCTTGATGAAGAAATGTTTAAGAGGTTGGGATTATGAGGAAGATACGATTAGAAGGTGGTTATGTGAAACCTCCTTACCCAATCACTATGGGTTTGGATGGCCGTGATTGTATTTATTCAAATATGACACCTGAAATAGCAAAAGCTTTAGGCTTTAACCGAACTTCGGATTTAGAAAAAATGAATACTCCAAAACAAATTAATGTTGTGATCAGCACAAAAGTATCAGATGACAGAAGCGTAAAGCAGAAAGTCGATGAAGCTTTGGCAAGTCTATACAGCATCACTTATGACGAATTGACGGATGATATCTGGCAAGCAATCAAGTTGCTTCAGAAATCCCAAAAGTAAATTAAATCCTATTCAAACCTTAGCACCTTCGGGTGCTTTTTTATTGCCCGCAGTTTGTGACTGCAAAACCGCTCAGGGAGCAAAACATGAAATACAAACTCGATAGCCTAGAGGGCTTATCTGATGAAATGAAAGCGTTTTACGAAGAAAAAGATGGCGCATTTTATTTAAAAGTTGAAGGTCTGCCGCAGCAAGATAATTCAGAACTGGATGGCCTTAAAAACAAAGTTAATCAGCTTCTGAATGAAAAGAAAACTGCTCAGGAAAAACAACGCGAAGCCGAAGAGAAAGCTCAACGCGAAGCCGAAGAAGCAGCCCGTAAAAAAGGTGACGTTGCTGCAATTGAAGCATCTTGGAAAGCCAAGCTTGAGCAAGCAGAAGCAAAACATGCAGAAGCTACCAAAGCATTGCAAGACCAAGTCTACAAATTAACTGTCGGGCAAACAGCACAAGCATTAGCAAGTGAGCTTTCAATCAAAGGCTCGGAGGCAGTTTTGCTTCCACATATTACAAACCGTCTTCAAGTTGAAACTGATGAAAACGGAGAGGTCAAAGTACGTGTACTAGATTCGCAGGGCAAACCTAGTGCTTTAAGTATTGATGACCTCAAAAAAGAGTTTCGCAGCAACGTGGCATTTAAGCCATTAATTGTTGCATCAAATGCGTCAGGAAGTGGGGCTTCTGGCGGTGGTTCGGGTGGTGGAGCTGCCAAGAAACCAAGTGAAATGACCACGCAAGAGCGCTTGGAATTCCAAAAGAATGACCCTCAAGGGTTCCAAGCAGCAGTAGCGAATGGTGACTTTAATAATTAATTATTGGGAGTAACTCCATGCCTTCTTTAGTAGAAGTATTTAACCGTGACGTAGTTTTATCTTATCTACGTCCAAATCCTGTGGCAGTTTCGCCACTCGTGCAGTCAGGTGCATTCGTATCTGATGAATCTTTACGTCCTTTGCTTACAAGTGGTTCATCAACATTCGTCGTTCCATACATCAACGGTGTAGACGGCAATGTTGAACAGAACTATGGCAACACCATTTTGACTGATATCGCAATGCCTCGCACGATTGATGCAGGTGAAATGCAAGGCCGTGTTGCATATATGAACGAAGGCTTTCTTGAGTCTGTTCTTGGGCAGTATTTATCGAAGGTCAATTCACTTGAGCTTATTGGTGGAATGCTGAATAAGTATTGGCAACAAGCTGCCGAAAACCGTGCTCTAGCAACAGTAATTGGCTTGCGTAATTATGACCAGGCGAACGGCAAGCGATTCACTACTGACATCTCTGCTTCAACAGCAACAGATGCTTCACGTTGGTCAGTAGATGCCTACATTGATGCGGAAAGCACAATGAATGCTTCATTACGTGGACGTGGTGTGATGTTCGTGCATTCACGTATTGCTGCGAAGATGCGTAAACAGCAATTACTTGAACAAGTGACCACAAGTGATAACTTGCCACCAATCACCGTTTACAACGGGCGCGCAGTCATTGAAACAGATACCAATACGCAAATTGGCACAGGCGCAAACGCTAAGTTCATCACGATTCTTGCAGGTCCACGCGCATTTGCATATGACTCTGTTCCCGGTCCAAAAGATTTGAAGGTTGAAGAAACACAATCAACTGGTAATGGTGCTGGTCATGAAATCCTTTGGACGCGTCGCAACATGTTGATCCATCCACAAGGTTTTAGCTTCATTGCACCTAAGGACACTTTAACTGGTGGTACTGCTCGTGAGTCGTTAAGTGCATCTTGGGCTGATTTGCAGAAGGCAGCTAACTGGGAACTTGTAACCAAACCAGAAGACACCTCAATCCGCTTCCTAATTACTAACCTTTAAGGAGAGCAGTCATGGCTGAGAAGCAACCAGACTACAAATACCAATACCCAACAGACCGCCGATATGCTGATGATGCAACTGACACGTTAGCAGCTGGCACCATGTTTGACCCTGCCAAAACAGCAGGTGACTATGGCATTAAGGACCCTGAAGTAGCGGTTCCTGTGCCAGAAGCACCTGAGAATGGTGGTGCATAACTAAAGCAGGGCGGCTTTCGGGCCGTCCTTCTTAATTAGATTTTTAGGATTAAGCTATGAACTATGTAACAGTCGAAAGTGTGACTCAAAAGCTAGGGCCTAACTGGTGGGGAAATGGTGATCCGGTTATTGCTGTAATGCAGGCTAATGCGTGGCTTAATGCTAGAAATTTACCCGACTATCCAGAAGGTGAGGTTCCGGATGCAATTCTTACCGCAGGTGCGTATTTGGCGAAGCTTGCAGCATCAGGGCAGCTATATACCACTAAAGAAGGTGTGGTTGCTTCTAAGACCGTATCTGCTCAATCTGGAACATCAGTAAGCAAGACCTATGTTGCTGGAAAAGAAGAAACAGTCAGTGGTGATATGCAATTCATCCTTGATCTACTTGAGCCATTCTTTAGCGAGAAGTATCACATCAACACACATGTCATTACGGAGTAGGCCATGGGAATGCGTGATGAGATTCAAAAAGAACTTGGCGCTGCCTTTGATGCTGAAGATGAACTGGCAGACGCGGTTGATTCCTTTACCTGTACTCGCAAAATATTAACTAGTTCTAATCCAGCTACTGGTGAAGATACTTACACCGAATACGTCTATGGTGGCAGAGGCGTCCTGTTTGGCTCATATTCTAAAGACTTAGTTAAGCCTATAGATTACCGAGCAACAGACTCTAAAGCCGTGCTACTGCAAAATGAAGTGAAGGATGCAGCAGGAACTTTAGTTGAACCAGATGTTAATGACATTTGGGTGATCGAAGGTGGTAATTATCGGGTAGTGAGTTATGGTCAGGACCCCTCATCAAGTGTGTGGATCTGTCAGTTAAGAAAGGTATAACACCATGGGCTGGACAAACAAACCGAGTGCCTTCACTAAAACAATTGAAGCCGACCTAACTAAAAAACAGAAAGATATTGTCATTGATGCCTTAGGTGGAGTTGTATTAGCCAGTCCTGTAGACACGGGAGCCTATAGAGCATCACACAGGGTTAGCATTAACCAGACTGACCAATCATTTAATGAAGCAGAGAAAGATAAAGGCGGTGGCTCAACCATTAGCAAAGGAACAAGTGCTTTATCTCGTCTAGTTCCTTACTCAACTGTATACATCCAAACGAATGCGCCTTATGCAACCAAAATCGAATATGGCGACTTTACTGATAAACCAGAAACACCAAAAACTACAGGCGGCTATTCAAGACAAGCGCCTCAAGGCGTCTATGGACTAACTTTTAATTATATTGCTCAGAAATACGGTGGTTAAAATGGCAATGACTTTAGATCAAGCGCGACAAGCCATTATCACTAGAGCAATGGCATTTACTGGAATTGAGCAGACCCGAATTAAATATCCTAATAAAGACTTTACAGTTCCGACTGATGGGCTTTGGTGTGAAATTAATGTGTTATGGGGCGGTTCAATCATTGCAGGAATTGGTGACGTGCCTTGTACAAGGCGAACAGGGATTATCTCAATCAACTGCATGGCCCGTTTAAATACACATGAAGTCGCAATCACAAAGCTTGCAGATGCTTGGTTAGCTCATTTTGAATACTTTACGAGCGGACAGTTAGAAGTCTTACAAGGTCAAGTGCAGAACCTCGGCAGTAATGGGGATTTCATTCAGTACAACATTTCAATAAATTATCGCGTCAATTAACGAATTTAACTTTTAAACGAACCTGTCCTTAGTGGCAGGTTTTTTTATGCCTGAAATTCAGGCGAACACTGGCTAGGTTGATCCCCGAAAAGCACACTTTTCATGTTCAGTGTGCCTGCCAGTTCTTTTCTTTGAACATGGGCTAGTAAGAGGAACTCTTATGAACATGATGACAACATTGAATTTACGAGCATTGGTTACCAATAATAACGGTGAGCCAAGAACAACAAGTTATGCAGTTGCTCAAGCATTTGGAAAGAGGCATTCAGACGTTCTCCGCTCCATTAAAAATATGAAGTGCTCCACAAAGTTTCGTGAGCGCAATTTTGCGTTTACCTTAGAAAACAAGAAGATAGGAAACACAAAACGACAAACAGGTTTTTATCAGATGACTGAGCGAGGCTTCATGTTCCTTGTAATGGGATTCAACGGTGAAAAAGCAGATGCCATTAAAGAGCAATTTATTGATGCATTTGAGTGGATGGCTAATCAACTCAGTCAAGTTTTCCAATCAAAATGGGCTAGATATAACTCTCTAACGAATTATCACCAAGGCAGAAAAGCACAAATCAGTGGATGTGCGAGCGCAATGGGCCAGTGGCGATGGGAAAAAGAACCGCTGGAGAATGAAATTAAGGAATTGGAATATCAGCTTCAGCCACAACTTGACTTTAAGGATGCCAAATAATGGAAATCGCATACATTGTTGCTGAATGCCGTCCATCCACGGACGAAGATAATTATGCCGATATTAATATTGGTGATGATAGCTACATTTTTTGCTCAATTGAGCCTGTTATGGATACGGGTAATTGGCAGAAAAACATTCAGGCTGCAATTCTAATTGGTATCGATATTGAGCGAACTAGGCCAGAACACAAACATATAACTCTTCATGCAGAAAGCATTTTGAAACTTTGCAAGGGTATTCAAGGTAAGCCCTTAAATGCCTGAAAACACAACCAAACAACGCCCTCAATTCGAGGGCTTTTTAATGTCAAAGAAAAAGGAAATCTAATGATCACAAGAATATTTGAAACTACTGAAGGTCATAGCGTTTCTATTGATGTTATGGAAGATGGCAAATGTAGTCATGATGAAGTTGAGTACTTAAAGATTGAAAGTTTGGGTGGGCCGCCTGTTTGGTTGTGTTCGAAATGTGGAAAGAAACTTAATGAAAAAGAGTTCTTAGAATTGCAACAAAAACACCTGAATTAACTGATACCAACCATATAAAGCTAAACCGCCGAAAGGCGGTTTTTTATGCCTAAATAATTTATGTACCACCTCATCGGTGGTTTTTTTATGTCTATAGGAATCACTTATGAGCAATTTTGTATTTAAGCGTGGTGACACATTCAACTTGAACTTGCAGCTGGTTGATATGGATGAAACCCTGCAGTATCCACCTGATGATGTTCGCCGTGCCATCGATCTAACAGGCTACACCTTCACTTCACAGGTTAAAGCTTTGGCTGATGGTGCTGCTGTGGCCACCTTGACTTGCGCAGCACTAAACCAGAGCACACAGAAGGGATGGCTTAACGTTAAATCAGGTGCAAGTACAGCAGCTTGGCCTTTAGGTCTGTGCCAGATGGATATTAAAGCTGTTGTAAGTGGAGTCACCCAGCACACGGATACTCTGATTTTCCAAGTGATTGATGGGGTAACAGCATAATGGCAAATCTTGTTTTTAAATTTAGTTGGGATCACCGGCCGTTCCCTTATAACGCCTCACAAGGCAAGCGACAGTTCATGTTGCCATTTGCATCTGGCATCCCAAACTTAAACCCACAACTTTCACAGGTCCAAGGTGCTGGTACAGCAGCTGCAGCAAATCTTACTACTTCAGTTTCAGATGATACGATTGGGAGAGTGCTTCGGGTTGGTGATTTTGGTTTAGGGAAACCATTAAGAAACACAGATGTTAATGGAAGTGATCTGAATAATATGACCACCGTGGGGTTCTATGGCAATGACACATTTGCCAGTGCAACTCTTGCTTTAAACTTTCCAGAGGCTGGTGTTGTAGGGTCATTGTTAGTATTGAACGTTGCTGGAACTAATAATTACCGTAATCAGGTGTATATTTCCGCATCAAGCGGCCGGATCTGGTTTCGCTCTACCTCAGATTTAACCAACTGGACGCCATGGAAGCGATTACTGGATGCCAGTAGCGCAGAATACCAGCGTATCGTGAATAATGGTTTTGCCGCTAACTTTGCACTGACCAATGTCGCGTTATCAACCTTAGATTCCCGAGGTAGTTTTATCGGTTTACAGAGTACTGGGGCAAATGCTTCGGCTGCAGGAGATTATCCCGGTATTTTTGCACAGTATATTCTTGGACTAAACATTGCCAGTGCAAGCGAACATGCGGCACAAATCAGTGTTGGAA